GGGTCTTAAACCCGCCGTGTGTCACTTTTCATATCGTCCATACTTGAACTTCATTGCCTGCATCATCCATGCCTGAGCAAGACTCTTCGGACCCTCCTTAAGGACTTTTCTTACTCTTGGATCACTCTCACATTGTAACGCTATTTCTTTCCAGGTCATCTTCATGCCACTAGAGAGATAAACTCTCCCAATACTTTTTTATTTAGTTTCTTAGTCTTCAAAGACTTGATAAATGCAGACTTAATCTTTGCTTTGGTTGCACCTTCATCAACTTCAAAGTCAGACTCTTGTGCCAATGATGTTGCAGACATAGCGAAGTATGCATGATACCCAGATTCCTTGATGACAACGCTACGTGTTTTCTTCCACTCACTCTGCATCTTATGGAATACATTAGAACCGCGATCGTGATATAGACTCATGAAGTGGTTTGCATCACGACTCTCAAGAACACGGATACCAACAAAGTTAACTGAGGGGAAGTTATCACGAAGATTCGTGAGCATCATGTCAGTGAAACCATGCCACCCATAAGGAACCTGATAGGTGTTGCCTGTCTTACGGTCACGAAGGAAACTAACACCACCAGACAACTGACGACATCCCATATAAGGTTCGGTCTCCCAATGACGCTGAACTTCAGCGTGACGACTCAGATGTGCTGCTTCACCATCAGTCAATACGATACACTGAACCTTCTGCACTTTGTTTTGCTTCTGGAACTGAGGAATGATTTTATGAAGGCAAACAAATGTCTCATTCAAAGGAGTGCCTGACAGACCCAAACGGCAGGGAACAGAATAAGGAGACCCATAGAAGTTAGAGTATGCCTTTGCAACTCTCCAGATGTTAAGCATCTGATGCTCAAGTTGCTTACCATTTACTTTATCATTCAAGAGATTCATCAAAGAAAAATCACCACCGACGACAAGGTGATTTTCTTTTGGTGTGTACGCATATTCTCCTTTTTCGTACCTGTCTTCACGATCACCTTTCTTCCATTCATTTGTAAAGGCATACACCTCAAAAGGAATAGAAACTTTCTTACAGAACCAAATCAGATTAAAGAGTTGCTTGACTGTATCCAGCATAACCTTACTCATAGACCCACTCCAATCAAGAATGAAGATGAGACCATGGTTCTTACCATCAGGAATTACAGAGACTTTCTTGAACAAGTCTTCATTGAACTTATAAGTATGCAGTTTAGATGTATCAAGAACACCAGTACGAGCAGTAGTAGAACGAGCATAGGAATCTGCTGCCTTCTTACACTCAAACTCTTTTACAAGATAGTTGACTTCTTTCTGTGCGTTGCGTTTGAACTTGATAAACTCTTCATCTGCCTTAGCAAACAAATTAATGTGGGAGCAGTTGTTTTGCTGAATTCTAAACCAGTCATCAATTACTTGATGAATCTCATCATTAGGCGCGATGATGTGCTTCAGGTCAACATTAGGGATCTCTACATATACATTTTCGCGACTGTCACTATCCACGAGGTCTTGCAGATTCTCTTGCAAAGCGTCAGCAGTCTGAACCTCTGGTTCATCAGTCAAAGAGGCAGTAGCCTCCTCTGTGGATTGGTCTCCCTGTGGACCCTCAGAGTCACCAGAACCCTCACCAGGAGAGTCCTCCTGCTTAGTCTCTAGTTCACTTGCAGATGCAGTCTCACCATCCATTTCAGGTGGCATCTCAGTATCGTCTACTTTTTCTTCTTTCTCTTTCTTACAAAACAAATACAATTCCTCTGCAACCTTCAAAACTTCGTCGAAGGTTTCTACGTCTGCGATTTTCTGAATCAAGACCACCTCTTCAGAATCGAAAGATAGGTCTACAAAATTACCAACCTTAAAATATAGATTTGCACGATCAGCAAGATTGAAATCAGAAATGTCGCTGTCATTAATAGAGAAAAAGTCCTCGTCATTTAGTTCTTTGTAACCTTTGAAAAACGACTTTGCAAGTCCCATGTACTTGCGTTTCATAAGTTTCTCAATGCGAGCATCTTCCACAACATTTACAAATTGAGGAGGAACAGCAACCTTCTGCAACCAATTCTCGTCTGGAGTGAAGAGTGCGTGTCCTACTTCATGACCAACTAGCAGGTCATAGACAGTGTTGCTTGCCTTGTCCCACATAGGGAGAGTCAGAACACGGGTGTGGACATTGAAGCAGGCAGTTTGAACCTTCTTGTGCTCCACAATCAAATCCTCAGTGGCAAGGAGTTTAGCAAGTTGGGATTTGATTTCGTGACTGACTGCCATGGGTTTCTCTTAGATGTCCCTATAATACTAAACCCCGCCTTTCGGCGGGGCTCCTCAGTGACAGTTCCTACAGTGTCTACAGTGTGCTCTGAAAGATGCTATGAAAGAATACTCCTACAGATTCGTTTACAAGTCGCCTGATCGTCGTCACACTCAATTAGGCAATCGTAATAATCATTTAGCTGATCAGCCTCATCCATCGTTCGATCTAATGTATGAGTCAAACGTTCCACGCTCTGCTTCCAACCCGCTAGTTGATTATATGAAAGTATGTTGTGCATAATGTCTCCTATTATACAGTCGGGGACATAACGACATAACAAAGAAAACTTTGGTTACATAGTCGTCTCCTTATTCATTCTATCCTATCTAGTCAGGAAACCCAAACATTTCTAGTTTTTAATGAAGTTCAGTAATAATTTACAAAATCTATAGATTTCTATACAGAACTTCAAAGTCTTTGCTGTAGCAAGTGCGTATATTTACTTCTAGTGCAGGACTGTTCTTCAGTTTATTACCCTCGTCTCCAGACTTAGGATAATCAATATCATCCTGAAACTTTAGGTCAACTCCAATAATCTCACTCAACCAAGACACAAACTCTACACCAATCTTGTCTTCAAACTTCCAGACATGAGTCTTATTTGTCAGAAAATCAATCTGAGGTCTATACCAATTCCATGCTCCCTCAAAAGGAAGATTCTGAATCATTGATGCAAACATCATGGGATCTTCCATGACTGATTGAATATCATTTCCATACGTCCTCTTCAGATAAACCGAACCAGAAATGAATCTAGTGATGGGACTTCTAACAATAGAGAAATGTGGGATGTTCTCAACATCCAAATACTCCTGATAGTGCTCACGATGATAGTGGGCAATCTCTACGCCATTGACCACAGACATGACACCAAGACCAGTGTCCATGTGACTCTCCCCCCACTCAAACCCATTTGCCAAGAGATTCGCCTCTACAAATCTTCCTGCCGTTCTAGGTATGTGAGCAAAGAATACTTTCTTACCAGTGTCTTTATGGATAAATGTGGGCATCAGGAAACCATCATGCTGAATCCTTTCATCTTCTCAAACTTAATCACTTGATCAAATTTATCGTGCAGTGATTCTTTGTGAGAGATGACAAAGATATTTGCATCCTTAATAATAAATCGAATAATTTTAAGGAAGTCTTCCGTGCCAAGACCATCCAAGGAACTATCAAACACCTCATCCATGATGAGTAGATTCGTGTTGACAGAGTTCTTCATCCTTGCTACCTCTCTCCAGGTAAACAAGAGTGCCAGGTCAATTCTCATCTTCTCTCCCTCGCTGAAAGAAGAATAGGAAAAGTTCTCGTGAATTGGGGACTGGACGGTTTCGTTGAATTCCTCATCAAGAGAGAAGTTAATGTAGAAGTCCATAAGTTGTAGATACTTATTGACTTGCTGATTTATCAGCGGTAGATACTTCTTAATGATTTTGGTCTTAACTCCACCGTCTTTAAGTAGACTATACGAAAAATCGTAATAGTTGATCGTGTCCTTACGTTGAGCGAGTTCGTCGTATGTGGTTTGTAATTTATCCTTGAAGGTTGCTAACTTTTCATTCTCAGAACTTCTGTTTGCAAGTTGGTCGGTAATTCTTTGAATTTCCGATTCCAGATCTCTGACTTGTCGTTGACATCCAGCGATCTTAATATTGTTTTGAGAAATGCCATGCGTTAGGGTAGTAATCTCCTTCGATAGGGTAGAAAATTGACGCTCTCGCTCTTCTTCCTTATTAATCGCCTGTTCCAGTTCAGTAAAACCGGATTGCAACTCCTTTGCTTTATCTTGAGCGTCGTTAATTCTATTTATTCTAAAGGTCTCTTCAATATCCTGATT